CTTCTGAAACACAGAGGGCACAGAGGTTTGGCGCTATGGCTAACTTAGGTGGACAAGTAGCCGCATTTGGTGCAAGCAGGGGTGGAGCAGACTTCCTCTTTGGACAGCAATCCCCTAACCGACCACCGGGAAATAACGTGAGTGGCTTCATGCCCTCTCCTGTTCGCCCTCAAGCACGTCCTCGTAGCTACCCTAACTATAACATGCCGGGTTTCTAATGACTGAGTTTCTTAACGCGACTAAACCTACTGGGTTCCTCGTTCCAGACGATGGGCCTCCAGAACCTATGGAGGGAGAGATTGTTCGCAAAGAAAAAGAACAGGACGACATCGTAGAGAATAAAACTGAACGTCTGTCTAACCTCCTGACTTCACAAGGTAGTCCCGGAATTTTTCAGCTTATGCTTGATTCTGGTGCAGAGATAGAGGCTCTTCAAGAAGGTGCTTTTAAAGAGGAAGAGATTAGCAAAATTCTCATGGACGTTGAGAATATCTCTGCTGTAGATGTAGCTTTGGCCGAAGACCCTCTGATTGGTCCAACTATACTTCGGATCAACAAACGTCAACAGGATGTTACACGTAGACTTCTTAATACTGCAGAAGAATTCGAGGATGGAGCGGCTGGGTCTGTCTTAGAGTTTATCGACCAACTTGGGTACGATACGTGGATTGGTCTTAAGGACACGGTGACAGACCAGACGATGCTCAGGGGCGAAGGAACGGAAGTTACAGAGTTGTCTAAAATGTGGGCTGATGCTATGCGCACTATGGACGACGACCAGTTTAACGCTTTCGTAGAGGAACGCTTCAGAGACCTTGGAGGTAACTTGGCCTCTGGTTCTGAACCAGCATGGCGTGTATACCGTGAACTGCAAGCTCTGGAAAGCGCGGGTGTTGTCCTTTGGGATAAAGAAATGGGCCGTGTAGCTGGTGTTATGTCTGCTCTGGACACAGCTACACTTGGTCTGACGGGTGTCCTAAAGACTGCTCAAGTAGGACGCAGTGTTATTGGTCGTCTTCGCCGTACAGCAGGCACACGAGCAGCTACAGAAGCTGTCACGGGTACTTCTCTCACTGTCCGTGGGGGGCTTGACGGAGAAATCCTAGATGCTCAGCCATTGGTCGAAGACCTTTCAGCAACTGTCCCCGGTAGGTCTGGTCCTCGTCGTGAACGTCCTTCGCGTAAGATTAACCCTAATGCAGATGAAGCTGAGATTATTGAAGACATAGCTCCGGGTATGTACTCTTCTAGGGTTAATCCCACAAATACACCTAAACCTCCACCAACTGCTTTTGGTTCTCTTGGTAGAGACCTTAACCGTAACATCTTTATTAGAAGATACCTTGAGCGGGCAGCAGGAAGGTCTTTTGGCGCTGTTGGCTTGCCTGAGAAAGCTTTACGTGAAGCTACTATCCTTGCAGATAAGTTGGCAGACTCCAGTGCTACACGAGCATTGGACATTGACATTAGTGAAGTGACTCCTACGACCTTTAAAGCAGACCTAGTGTTTGGTAAAATGGACGGAACTCCTTTTACAAGCTATCAGTCTGCCTCCAAGGTAGCTCAAGATATTCCTAACGCTAAGGTAGTTGACACTCGAACTAACCAAATCGCCACGTTTGATTCAGGTAGTGGCCAGTTTGCTGTAAAAGTAGAAGCGCCAATCTCTTCTAAAGGTTTGGTGAGTGAACTTGATTTGTCTGAAATAGGTAATAGGACTTTCCTAGGCAAGCTGTTTGGGCGGGCTGACGCTAAGTCTAGTTCTTTTATGGCAAATATTGCTGATGCTGCCGATGCTGGTGGACAAGGTTTGGCAAAGGACTTTCAACCTTTATTCAAGCGGTTGTCTAAGTTACCCAAGAAAGACGCGGAAGCTGTCAACACTATCTTGACAACTCTTCGTGACACCCCTACTAATGGTAATGCTCGTATGTGGCTTACTCCCACGGAGTTTGGACAGCAGTATAAGAGCCTCACTGGTCAGTGGCCTACTCGTGAGACAATCGAAGCTTACCAGTCAGCTATCGAGATGTCTGACTTTAGCTGGTTCACTCTTGCCTCTGATCGTCTTCGTATCCTTTTTAACCAGAAGGCTACTGTTATCAACGCAGAAGGAAAAGACCTTCTAGCTATTCCTACCCAGACTAAGAAAGGGGGCGTAGATCAACAGTATGTCTGGGACGCTTCTCAAGGCAAAGCTATAAAGACTGTTGATTTGTCTGATGATGCCGTTCTTTACGCTTTTGATCGTCCTCGTAGTCTACCTGTTGGCCCTACCCGCAGGAACAACCTTCAGTTTGTCGTAAACTTCCAAGGTAACTCTCGCCTTCCTACTCTTGAGGATGCCTTCCCGTATAATGCTGGTGGTCCTCGGTCTAACCCTGAGGTTACTTGGTTTGTTGGGACTCACGATGACGGGTGGTCTACCCTTATCGGTGCTCGTAGTGAGAAAGAAGCTACTGCTGCTGTGGATGAGATTAATACGCTTGTCCTTGCTAAGCAAGATGGTTCTCTTTCTGACTCTGTAGTATTAGCTAACAATAAGTGGAATCCTAACATTGAAACAGTAGACCAACTTGTAGAGTTTGCCGAGAAGCGTGGTCTTGACCTTGATACTCCGGTTATTCTAAGGAGGAGGGATGAGAAAATTCAAGATGGTGTGGCTGTTGCTGATGACTATTACGTTAACATGTCTTACGAAAAGTTTACTACTCTTCATCGGCATGACATTGCGTTGGTTGAGTATGGTGGAGCTAAGGCAAGTAACCCTGACCCTATCGCAGCAGTCATGGACCAATTTACTCGCATGGCTTCTCGCGCTGCTTCAGTGCATTATCGTATGCAACACCCGACTTCTTGGGTTAACGCAGTTCAAAGAGCAGTAAGCAAAGGTGAACTGCGTGTTAATAACATCTCTGTAAAAGGTTCTGATGAAATTAAGGTAAAAGCTTGGGAAATTGAAGGCGAGTCTGAGATGGCTCGTAAGCTTCGGTCTGAGCAACTTATAATTCAACGGCGTCTTGGTTCTGGGTCCAGTCTTCTTGATGACATGGTTCGTAGCGGGACAGGTAGCGGTGTGTCTGAAGCAGCAGATCGTATGGTTGAAGCTGTCCATAACTTTAGTCCTAAGATGGCTGTGCCTGCTAAGTATATCTCAGAGTCGTTTGTTAAAGGTGGTAACAATAAGCTTCTTAGTCTCGGCTTCTTCCAGAACATGGCCTCACTTGACCAAATTTTTGTTCAGACTTCTCATATCATACCTGTCAGTGCAGCATCACCTATCAATGGGCCGAGGGCTGTTATGTTAGCTACTGTAGCAAGGCAAGCCGGTAGAACTACTGTACCTGACTCAGCTTGGAAGACGATCTATAACAATCTTTCTAAGTCTATGGGTATTCCTGAAGATGACTTAGACAATATGATGGAGCATTTGTTCTTGTCTGGTCGTGGCTACATGCGTGGTGCTATTGCTGAAGACCCTGCCGCAGGTATTCTTTCCAGAGGTATTCCATCCAAGATTGGTAAGGTACTCTCTGCTCCTTACTACGCAGGGGAAAACTTTGCTGCTACTGTGTCTCGTCTTACGGCGTACTTGGATGTGAGGAAAGCTCACCCCACCCTTAATCCTAAGTCTGATTTATTCTGGAACAAGGTTCAACAAAGAGACAGGGACTTGTCGTTTGCTCTGAACAGGTCTCAACGCTCTCTTGCTCAAGATGAAAGTACCCTTAGGGTCGTTACACAGTGGACTTCTTACCCCATCAGGACTATTGAGAATGTCTTTAATGCCAATTTGACTAAGGTCGAACGGGCCAGAATGTTTGCCGCATCTACAATACTATGGGGTGTTTCTGGTGCAAGTCTTTACGGTATGGCCTCCTCGGCTAGAGAAGAGTTCCCCGGACCATTGGCGGAGATTATTGCAGACGGCGCTGACTACGCGTTAAAGGAGCTATTTGGTATCAAGCCGGGTAGGCGTTTGTCCCTCAATCCTGCTGAGCTTATTGAACGAGCGGTTGGAACCTTTACCGATCCTTTCGCTACTATCCCTGCTGCACGTATAGCTGAAGAAACTTATTCACCAGCAGTAAGTGCCGTAGCTAACTTTGCTTCTGGTCGTACTAGCCTTGGTTGGCACGATTTGGAAACTTTGGTACGTGCGTGGAAAATTGTTGATGCACCTGTGATGGCGTACCAAATGATGATGCACGATATCCGTGTCTCCACCTCTGGTAATTCTATCGGCAAAGACTTCACGACTAGTCAGGAGTTTTTTCAAGCCCTTGGTTTTACTCCTTCTGAGGTAGTCGAAAAGTATTCTTTCCAGAGGATGACTTGGGGTGGCGCAAAGGATAGGGCTGAAGCCGTCAACAAGGCCACTGATATAGTAAAGTTAGCAAAGCAAGCCTTTGAAAAGGGTGACATGGAAGCTGGTATTCAGTTGTGGAAAACTGCTGATGCTGTAGTATTGGCCTATGGGTTTAATGATGTACGTCTTAGTGAAGTAAGAAGCAAGATCATCAACAATATCGGACAAGACGAGTACTCGTGGTTACTGCTCAATCTTATAAAAGACGGTAACTTAGAACACGCAGAGAAGTGGAAGGAAAATAACGATGGCTGACCTAGCTCCTAAGATGGATACCAATCTTTTTGCAAGAAGCCCTATTGTAGAGCCTCTTCCCGCTGGTCTTCAGGTTGCATCGAATGGCTTAGGGTTTCTTGGTGCCTTAGGTGATCGAAAGGCTGAGTTGGAGAGGGGAGACGGTAAACCTTCTATTTCAGAGAGAGAACGTCAGGACAAACAAAGATTTTACACCGCTCTGGATGAAGGCGTTCAAATGATGGAGCAGGGATACACTGATAAAGGTGTCCAACATATCACTAAGAATTACCGGGATTTTGTACGTGTATACGGACGAGAAGAAGAGGACGTAAACAATGCTTTCTCTGACGCAACTGGCTTTTCAACCAACGTCGAGGTAACTGGCACAGCACTTCAAGAAGGTGAGATTGCAAATACAGAATCCTTCACTGCTTCGTTGTCTCTAGCTATGGCTCAGAATCCTGAGGCTACTGAAGACGAGTTGTACGCTATTGCGATGGAGAAAGAAAAGAGTCGTCTTGCTACTGAAACTAAGCTTGAGGAGATTTACCAAAAGGAAAAGGTAGAATGGTTTGAAGCTGAGCCTGTCTTGGTTGAGAAAGCTCGTCAAGCAGGTGATATATTTATGACAGGGATAGCTGGAGCGCAAGCAGACAGCATCATTACACCTGATGAGGCTAGGCAAATACGGGAGCAGTGGCATGCGTTCTACGGTGGAATGAGAAAACCTTCTGGTGTTGACCAAGAACGCTGGGATAAATACCAAGAAGAGTATATCACTCCATTAAATAAGATGGTTGACTCCGCCGTTGGTCTTGCTCTTAACAACAACTTTAACTCTGATGTTTCCAGAGCTTACCAAGGTATCATCAGTAAAGCTGTTATGCAAGGTAAACTGCCCAACACTGTCTTGGCTGCTTTTACTCCTGACAAGGATGGGTCTTGGACGACTGTTATGAATATAATGGAGGAAGAAGCTGAGTCTGGTGGTCGATGGTCTGAGTCTTATAATATTCTGAACACAGGAAACTTTGAAGAGTTGATGGCTTGGGTAACTGAGTACGAGTATAAGACATCAGTAGACGAACTAAATCTAGACCCAACTGAATTTAAGAGTCTACCTAACCAAGAAAAACTAGAGGCTATCATTGAGGGAGGCGTTTCTGTCCAAGCTACTCTGAATGATCCCGGAAAGACTGCCGCCTACATTAATGCCCTTAACCAAGAGTTTGCAGCACTTGAAGGAGATGCTGTAACTGTGACTGCTTACAACAATGTCTTTAGTCCCGCGTACTTTGAAGCTCTAAAAGTAGCTTACGAAGCTAACCCGGTGATTGGTGAGCAACTCATTCGCGGTTCTATCGAAAGCATTAACTCCCAGCGTGTTGCTGTTGCTGGAGCTATTCAGTCTACTGCGAGTCAGGCAGGCTTGTACATCGACGGTGGGGTTGTTCGCCCCACTGAGGAAACTCTGACTAGGATTCAACCTACACTGGACTTGTATTTTAACGGGGACTGGAATACTGCTGTTGAAATGGGTGGTAAAAACTCTGACGGTATTCTCCAAGCTCCTGTGCATGGGATTATTAAAGCGGCTAGGGATGAAGTCCTACCTCTTATGCAACGTATGCAAGCAGCAGACAATAAGATCGATATCCTGATGGAAGGCTTGCCTAAAGAAACCACTCGAAATGAAACACCTGTATCTACTAAACCTACTCAACCAAGCAATCCTATTACTATTCCCACTAAAGTGGCTGAAGACACCGGGTTTGTGCAAGAGGTGGAAACGCTGGCCACTGACTTAGGTATACCTTCAGAGTGGATCATGCGGGTTATAGCTAAAGAAAGTGGGTTTAACCCATCTATTCCGAATGCTGAAGGTAGTGGAGCTATGGGTCTTATCCAGTTTATGCCCTTTACCGCTAGAGAACTTGGAACTACTACGGCTGAGCTTAAAGGTATGTCGCGTGTGGAGCAGATGGTATACGTAAGAAAGTATCTTGAACCTAAACTTAGAGGAGTAGAGAACCCTACCTTTAGTGACCTATACATGGCTGTCCTTTACCCAGTAGCTATTGGTAAGTCAGATAACTATATCCTTTTTAAGAAAGGTACGAAGGCTTATGAACAGAATAGTGGTTTGGACCTTAATGGTGATGGGGTAGTTCGTAAAGGCGAGGCGGCACAATGGGCATGGGGTAGCGATACTCTGCCCTACAGTGAAGGTATCCCATCGGAGGCTGCGGCACCTGATACAAGCGCAAGACCTACTGAACGTCCGTCTGACCTTGAAACAGGGACAACTGCTACAGTCTCTGGAGACACCGTAGGAGGCACCCAACCAGTAGAGCCTCCACCTCCTACCTCAGAGGCTTCTACTCCCGCTCAGGGAGGCTCTCAGGAAGGCTCAGGGGGTGGTAGGACTGCAAGCGCGGTGGCTACTGAACGTCTGGAACGTGCCACACTACAGCAATTGAGAGATTCAGGTGGTAACATTAAGAATGAGTTCAACTCAACTGAAGAGTTCTCTACTGCTTTGAAGAACGGTGAGGTAGAGACAGGTGACTTAGTGATGGTTGAAGGAATTCCAATGGTTGTTCAAGGAGAACCACAGTGACTAGAGTGTATGACTACATTAAAGACCTTTTGAATGGTGACGAAGAAGAACCTAAGGCACCCGAACCTACCTCTAACTACCGCCTTAGTACAAAGAGTAAGAACAGACTTCTTGGTGTCCATCCTAACCTACAGAACTGTGTCATCCTAGCTATTAAGTACACTGAGCAGGACTTCTCTGTACTAGAGGGGGTCAGGTCTAAGCGTCGTCAACGTAGGTTGGTAGCTGAAGGTAAGTCTCAGACTATGCACTCTCGCCACCTTACTGGTCATGCTGTAGACTTGGTGCCTTACCCTGTCTCTTGGGATTG